GAGCAACGACAACAACAAGGGCGGCGTCTTCATCCCCGAGAGCTTCGCCGCCACCGTCATCCGGCTGGTGGACGAGTACTCGGCGATCCCGCAGCAGGCCAACGTCATCCCGATGTCGAGCAACACGCTCTACATCCCGCGTCGGACTGCTGGCAACACGGCCTACTTCGTGAGCGACAACCAGGAGACGACCGCGTCGGACATGGCGACCGACAACGTGCTCCTGTCCACGAAGGACTGCCGCGTCGCCACCCGCGTGCCGAATGCCCTGATCGAAGACTCGGTTGTTGATCTTGCATCGCTGGTTGCGCAAGAATTTGCGCTCGCCCTCAGCCGGAAAATTGATGATGCCGGTTTTGCGGGGGACGGGACCTCCACTCACGGCGGTATCCGCGGCATCCAGTGGCTCTTCGAGAACACCTCGCCCACGCTGGCGGGTGTCAACGACTCGGGCGAAGCCAGCCTGTCGGCGCTGACCATCGACGACTTCGCCGAGACGGTCGGCAAGCTGCCGAGCTACGCCCGGGCGAATGCGTCGTGGTACGTGACCCCGCAGGTGTACAGCACCGCGATGATGTCGCTCGGCCTGTCGGCTGGCGGCGTGACCGCGGCCGAGCTGGCCAGCGGCTTCGGCGAGGCCCGGTTCATGGGCTACCCGGTTCGGTTCAACAACTCGATGCGTACGAGCGTCAGCGGCGGCAACGTGGTCTGCCTCTTCGGCGACCTGCGGCTCTCGACGCACTACGGCATCCGCCAGGCGATCCAGGTGCGTGCGAGCACCGACCGCTACATCGAGTTCGACCAGACGTACTTCCAGGCCATGTGCCGATTCGACGTCGTCACGTCCGACATCGGCTCGGCGTCGGCCGCCGGTCCCGTGGTTGCCCTCACGCTCTGAACCTCTGACATCTAGGGAGAATCAGCGAACATGAACGTCCTCCAGAACACCCGGAGCGTGGTCAGCATCTCGGACGCCCCTGGCGTCGCCTCCAACGGCACGCACTCGGTTGCCATCGACTGCGTCGGCTACGACCTGGTCAGCATCGACGTGGGCTACCGCTCGATTGCCAACACCGCTGCCCCCAGCGTGGTGGCCATCGCCGAGTCGGACACGGACGGCAGCTACGCCGCGATCAGCGGCCTGGTGCAGGGCACGGACTACACGCTCTCGGGCGTGGCCAACACGGCCACCGTGAACGTGTCGCGGTTCGAGCTGAGCACCAAGGGCCGCAAGCGGTATCTGCGGGTCTCGGTCACGCCGAATGCCAACGCCAGCGCCAACGCGAGCAACAACACGATCGTCGTGGCCGCTCGCCTGACGAAGGGCGAGCAGGGTGTCGATTCGGCCAGTGACGCCAACGTCACGAACCGCATCGTGCTTGGCTGAGCGGTTCGGGCTGATTGACGACTACTCCAACCATAGGAGGATGCCGTGGGCGCGGCGTCACCTGTGGCGGGCATCAAGCCCGCCGTGCTCAATACGGGCTCCGGGCCGGTTCGCGTAATGTGCGCGATGTCGGTCCCGCGGCTCGGCTGGCAGGACCACATGTTCTGCTGGCCGCGGGGCCTCATCCCGTACGGCATCTCGCCGGTACGCATGGAGGGGGCGTTCTGGGGCCAATGCCTCGAGCGTGTCCTGACCGACATGGTCGAGATGGACACCGACCCCAAGGCCCCGCCGCTGTGGATCCTGACGCTCGACTACGACACCATCTTCGAGCAGGACGCTGTTCCTCGGATGCTGACATATGCGACTGCCAGCGACTACGACGTGGTCGCGGCGTTGCAGATGAAGCGGCGGGCCGACGAGCCGCTATTTACGATGAAGAGCGAGGACGGCAACAGGATGGCTGCCGCGCCTCGCGATCACTTCGTCTACCACAACGTCGTACAAGCCAACACCGCCCACTTCGGATTCACGATGATTAGGGCAGAGGCCCTCAAGCGGATGCCGCATCCGTGGTTCCTCGGCAAGCCAGACAAGGACGGCCAGTGGGGGCCGGAGCGGATCGATGACGACATCCACTTCTGGCAAGTGGCTCAGCAGCACGACGTCAAGGTTGGCGTCTGCACGCGGGTCTGCATCGGCCATGCCGAGGTTTGGTTCAAGTGGCCTGACCAAAACATGAAGGGCCTCGTGCAGCATCCTGGTGACTTCTGGGAAAACGGCGGCCGGCCGCCGGAAAAGGTATGGCAATGACCACGATCGAGACGGCACAGGTGCGGTTTCGCAGGCCCTACCAGGCGTACAAGGCCGGGCAGGTGGTGACCGTGTCCAAGGGCGTGGCAAGGTCGCTGCAGCTGTTCGGCCGGGTGGACATCGTGCCCCAGCTCGAGGTGGCAGTGCCCCCCGAGCCCGCTCAGCTGGAGCGAGCAGTCGCCCCAGCGGCCAAGGCCCCGCGTCGCCGGAGGTCCAAGGCATGAGCCTGTTCTACCGCGGTCAGATCGCCAGCCGGTATCGCAGCCTGGTCGTGAGCACAGCCAGCACTGCCGGAAACCGGCCCGTGACAGTTTCCGAGATGAAGGACCATCTGCGGATTGTGGATAGCACCGACGACGACACGTACATCGGCGAGCTGATTGACGTGGCGACGACGTGGTGCGAGGACTACTGCGATAGGACGTTCGCAGACAAGGCGTACACGGTGGCGTTCGACGACTTTTTCGGGACACGCATCGAGCTACCGCGCCCGCCGGTGCGATTGAACGCGACTGCGGCGAGCGCCACCGTGACTATCTCGTACGTGGACACTGGCGGCGTCACGCAGACGCTCACGTGGGCTCAGTCCGGCACGCAGGACTTCCGGCTCGACAAGGACCACGTGCCGGCCCTCATCTACCCCAAGTACCTCGAGGTGTGGCCGAGCGTTCGCGTGGACGACAAGAGCGTGCAGATGACGTACCTGGCCGGCTACGGCGGGGCGTCGCTGGTGCCCAAGCCGGCTCACCACGCGGTCAAGCTTTTGGTCGGGCACTGGTTCGCCAATCGCGAGGCGGTCGGCAGCGTCGGCCAGGACGTGCCGCTGGGTGTGCATGCCCTGCTCGAGCCCTTGAAGTGGAAGCAGTACGCATGAGCACGAGCATCGAAGGCCGGATCGCCATCGACGTTAACTTCGCTCACGGTGCGACGGCCAGCGGCGTGCAGTCGCTCAAAAAGATTCAGCTGGTGGACACAAAGAGCTACACAACCGGTAAGGCGGCAATCTTTACCGGCACCTGCGGCGTTGACATTGTCACGCTCGTGAACGACGGAGTTACGACCTACAAGGACGCCTCCGGGTCCGCGGTCACGTTCGCGACCGTGAAGCGTTGTGCGGCACAAATCGCCGGCACGACCGTCATCGTGTACGACAACACAAGCACGCTGCTGTGTACAGACGGCGTTGCGGCTGTATTCGAGCCAACTTCTAAGACTATTACCGTCAACACCTTCTCAGGAACTGCGTCCTACACGGTCGTGGTTTACGGGACGTGACGAATGCTGCACTCCGGCATCATGGACCAGCTGGCGACTGTGCAGACGCCGACCGAGGGCACCAACTCGATCGGCGAGCCGACGCTGACGTACTCGACATTCGCCACACGGTGGATTGCCCTGCTGCCACTGTCCGGCGCTGAGCGAATCGCGTCCATGCAGAATGAAGGTACGGTGACGCACCGCGTGCGGATGCGGTACACGCCTGGGCTGAAGCCCAAGATGCGACTGCTGAGCGACGGCCGTACGTTCGAGATTGACTCGGTCGTCGAGCGGGGCCGGCGCGAGGAGCACGAGCTGCTGGTCACGGAGGTCGTAGACTGATGGCCGTGCAGACTGGAGTGACCGTTGACGGTGTGCAGGAAGTGCTGGCCGGATTCGCCGCACTTCCTGTTGGCCTGCAGCGCAAGTACCTGCGGGCGTCAGTGAACAAGGTCACCAAGCCGCACATGTCAACGGTCAAGGCCCTGGTGGCTCGCGGGCCCACCGGCAACCTTAGGCGTTCCGTGGGCGTGGTGACCGAGTCCAAGGTGAAGGGCCGCACGCAGACGGCCGTACTGGGCTTTCGGCGTGGCGATCAGGGAGGAGCCAACGGCAAGGCGTCCGGGTATCACGCCTGGTGGATTGAGAACGGCGTGAAGACCAGAACGGCCGCTGGTGGCCAGGCCCTCAAGGTGCCGATGGATCGGGCCAAAAAGTACCGCTACCTCATGGGCAAGGTCGCCCTGATTGGCGGCGAGGAGGCCGGCAGCATCTTCTTTCGGCAGGTCAAAGGCTTCGCCGGCACCGGCAAGTTCGCGGCCTGGGCTGACGCCACGTTGCCGAAGATCCGCGAAGCGCTGCAGGACGAGCTCGGCCGGGCACTGCAGAAAGCCGAGGCCGAGGCGTCGCGGCGTGCCTTGCGTAAGCTGCGTGGAGACAGCAAGTAATGGCCACCGTCACCCACATCGACGAGGCCCTGGTGCAAGCGCTGGCCGCTGACGCGGACGTCGCCATGCAGGCCGGCAGCCGGATCTATCAGGTGCAGGCCCCGCAGGGGACGACGTTCCCGTGCGTCGTGTTCATGCGAGACACGCAGCTCAAAGACCCGTTCACGCACTCGCTCGGCCAGGGCGGTTTGATTCGGGCGACGTACACGTTTTCGTGCATCTCGGACAACCTCCTCGAGGTGCGAAACCTGACCCGCGCAGTAAAGGCCGCCCTACAATACAAGCGGACAAGCACGATCCGGCTGGCCGTCGTGAGAAGCGACGACGACCAGATCGAGCCGTCCCCAAGCGGGGAGCAGCTCCCCGTGTACCGCACTGATTTGTCGGTCGAGGTTACCTACAGCGAACCCTGAGCAGGGAGGCTCAGTCATGGCAGCAGACATCGGACAGGGCTCATTCGTGACGTTTGGCAGCGTGCTGGGTGCTGCTGCTACGCACTACCGCGTCAACAGCATCTCGCTCGGCGGCGTCAGCCGTGACGTGGTGGATGCGTCGCATCTGCTCACGGTCGGTGGCAAGCAGTTTATCGCCAGCGAGTACTACGACCCGGGCGAGCTGTCGCTGGAGATTCACCACGACCCGTCGCTCAATCCGGTCAACCTGCTCACGAACGTCTCGACCACCCAGGCGTGCGTCATCACGTTCGCCAACGGCGGCAACACGACGACCGTGTGGAGTGCGTTTGGATTCGCGTCCTCGTTTGAGGCGTCGGTGCCCAAGGACGACATGATGACCGGCACGTTGACTGTCAAGTTGAGCGGCACGCTGTATGCCGGTTCCTAATCCCAAGGAGGCGCGGCAGTGGCTCTGACTCGTGAGCAGATCAAGGCCAAGCGTGGCATGCGGCCGCGCGAGGCCGTCGATGTGCCTGAGCTCGGTGGCGTAATGTACGTGGCCCGCATGACGGCCCGCGAGCGCGATGACTTCGAGTTCATGGTGACTGGCGGCAAGGTGGGCGTGACGCAGACGCCACGCAACATCCGGGCGCGATTCCTGACGCTCGTGTGCCTTAACGAGGATGGCACCCGGATGTTCGAGGAAGCCGACGCCGAGTGGCTTGGCGAGCTTGATACGGAGGCCGTGCAGAAGATCGTGGACGTCGGCTTTCGCCTCAACGGCATCGGCAGCAACGCCCTGGAGGACGCCGCAAAAAACTAGAGAGCCGCCCGGTTCTCCTGTTCCTGTATCGCCTCGCACTGCAGCTTGGCATCTGGAATGTCGAAGACCCCGGCGGCCTGGCTGAAACTATGAGCGTCGATCAGCTGTATGGCTGGATGGCGGCTTTTCAGTTGATGCCGTGGGGTGACGAGTGGCTCAGGGATGCGGTGGTCATGGCTCAGCAATACAACGCCAACAGGCCGAAGGGCCGGCCGGCCATGAAGCCGCATGATTTCATGCCGGTTGAGCAGCGCCCGCAGACGCAGGCTGAGATGCTGCGAATTCTTCAGTCGGCGGCGAGGTGACGCATGGCCGCCAAGAACTTCGGTCGCGTCAACGTCTCGATCACCGCCAGCACGGGTGGTCTGACTGCTGGGCTCGCTAGGGCCGGCAAGCAGCTCACGAGCTTCAAGTCCAATCTGGGCGGGCTTTCTGGTGCGCTCAGCGGTCTTAGCGGGTCGATGGGCACGCTGCTGCCAGTGTTTGGAGCGTTCGCAACGGCCGGTGGTGCAATAGCTGCTCTTTCGTCTGCGACGCAGTCGGCAGCGGCTCTGGACGATTTGTCACAGGAACTTGGAGTGGCTGCCGGAGAGCTGCAAGTGATGCAGCAGGTGGCAGCCGAGACAGGCGCAAGCCAAGAGCTTATGACCACTGGGCTTCGCCGCACCAGCCGCATGGTTGGCGAGTTGTCAATGGGCACGCCTGCGGCGGTCAAGGCGTTTGCTCAGCTCGGGCTGACCATGGAAAACATGGCCGGGCTTGGCACGGCTCAACAGTTTGCGTTGATCTCGGAGCGTATTGCCGCGCTGCCGCCGCAGATGCAGTCAGCCGCGGCCATCGACATCTTCGGTAAAAGCGGCCAGGGACTCTTGAACTTTATCCGCACTGGTAGCCAATCCATTGGCGAGGTGGATACGTTGCTGACGCAGCTTGGCGTCAAGATGAGTGGCCCTCAGGTGGCTGCCATTGCAAACATGGAAGACGCCATCGGCCGCCTAAGTCTGCCGATGCAGGGCTTTATCAATCAGTTTCTGGCGGAACTGGCACCCGCCATCACCGCCGTCTCGCAGATCCTGATGGACTTCTTCACGTCAGGGAATGAGGGCTTCTCGTATGCGTCGCTGTTTGCCAACGGTCTGATCGTGGCGCTCAAGGGATTGGTGGCGATTGGCTCTATCCTCGTTGGCACGTTTCAGATGTTCAAGGCGTTGCTGCTCGGCATCGGAGCCGCCGCGACCACGGCTTTCGGCGGACTTGCCTCGGCGGTTGGCAGCGTGCTTGAGTTCCTGGGGCAGATCATCCCCGGGCTTCAGTCTGTTGGTGAAGGCATCTCGGCGTTCGGGCAGGACACGCAACGGTTCGGTGACGCACTGTTCAAAGAGGCCGACAATGCCTTCTCGTCCGCCATGGAGAACTTCGCAAATCCGCTCCAAGATTTTGATGCCCGCATGGCAAAGGCTCAGGAGCAGGCCGCCGCGTCTGCGGTGAAGCCTGTCGAGGCGGCGGCAACTGTCGCAGGCCAGATTGCTGGAGAGCAGATCGCAAAAGCGGTCGGCGCGTCATCGCAGGCCCTCAAGGCCATCGTGGTCGGTTCATCTGAGGGAGAAGCGTTCCGCAACAGCCTCCTGCGTGGTGCCGATCCGCGCAACGCTGGAGACGTCAACCAAGAGCGAACCGCTAACGCGACTGAACAAACGGCGGCCGGCATTGGCGAGCTGGTCGGAGTTATGCGGGACCAGCTGGCTCTTGCGGAGATCACGGTGTAGCCATGGCCATAACTGACGCTCGCGTGTTGCGTTCCCTCAAGCTGTCTGAGCAAAAGGGAGAAAAAAGCAGCATTCAGTTCAGCGCGACAGAAGAGTACCTGCTGCTGTTTGACCAGAAAAACCCAGTTTTCCAGGAAGCACTCGACGACGAGACAACCTGGGAGAACCTGGGCAACAAGAAGCTGCCGCAGATCGACGACGAGGTCACGATCAGCGGCACGACGCTGTACTGCACGTCTCGCGAGCTGTCGTTCTACGAAAACAACGAACGTGCGCTCGTCATGGCGGTGCGGTACGACGCCAAGGATTCCGAGGAGGGTGGCCAGGGCAACCCGTCAAACGACCCTGACGCATGGAAGCGCATTCAGGTGCAGAGCGTTGACGTTGAGAAGCCTGCACGTGGCTGGCGCGGTCTTGGTGCCACAAACAATGCAAACATCTCATCCGAGAAGCCGGCCATTAACAGTGCCGGTGATCCAGTTGATGGGCTGCAAGAGCAGGGCTCGATGCTGCGGTTCACGTACACGAACACCATCGCGCGCAACCCTAACTTCAATGCGCTCAAGGAATACACAAACAAGTGCAACTTCGGCGGTATGACCATTCTGGGCATTGGGATGAGTTTCTACACAGTGCGTTGCACAGGATTCAACGCAAGCTATGACCAGAAGAACAACACGTGGAGCGTCACGGTTGAGCTGCTGTACAACCCAGACGGCTGGGAAATACGGTTCTACGATGCTGGTTTTAATGAGCTTGACGCGAACAACAACCGAGTCGCCATCCTTGACAAGCGCGGCAATCCGGTCAGCAGCCCAGTGGCGCTTGACGGCTTTGGGAAGGCCGCAGTAACTGTTCCAATAGCGGACGAAGAGCATTTAGGGCCTGCCATACGGGTTTTGTACCCATACATCTCGACGGATCTCGGCAACATTTTTACGGACGCAGGAATCTAAGGAGTCACCATGGCCAAGGAAATCACCGTCAACTGCGCGCTGAGTGTCAACAACGGGCTGTACAATGAGTCCTTCACGAGCGGCAGTCCGCAGTTTGATCAGACGACGCAGCTGTCGTCAGCCGGAATCGTCGATGTCGGCACCGCCGTTGAGACTGTCTCGCTCGGCGAGGTGACCACGGCCGGGTATGCGGTGTTTCGCAACCTATCGACCGCCACGGCCGGCACGGCGTACATCGCACTGGGTCACTACGACGGCACGAACTTGCACGAGTTTGTCTCGCTGCGTCGCGGCCAGCCGGCCCTACTGCCACTGCGTGCGACCGTCACCGTTGGTGCCAAGGCGTACGGCCAGGCCAACAAGCTGCGATACATCATCCTGTCGGAGTGATCCATGCCGGCCTACGCATTCAATGCAGCCGACGCCCGGCGAATCGCCGAGCTTGTGCGTGCCGCAGAGCACGGCCGTGTCGGCAAGAGCGAACTGGGCAGTGACTCGCTCGAGGGAGCAAAGCCTGGCGTGCGGCTGCTGATCGGCAAGCACGAGGGCGGTGCGTGGGCAACCGACGCCACGGCCGTTGTGACGATCTACAACGGCGACGTCGGCGAGATTGAATCGGCGGTCACCGTAGTGGCCTACAACCAGTACATCACGTTCGGTGATTCGCCGCCGTGTACGTCCCGCTGGGTCGCGCTTGGTCACAACGGCTTCGGCTGGATACCCGTCGATTCACAGGACGACTGCGTGGACTGCGTGTCCGAAGTCGGAGGCATCAATGCGTCCGTGTTTCCTGGGTACTCCAACGAAGGGCCGCAGATTCTGGGGCACGACGGGAACGGATGTATCCAGTGGTATGACATATTCACCTGCGCCACGGCAGCGTCGTAGTGATTACTCATCTGGTCGGCCGAATAATCGGCGAGGAGGTCCGTGGCGTCACGCCGGCCCCGGGCGTTCTCAAGGTCTTCATGGCGGAGCGCAACGTCAACGACGAGTTGCCGTGTAAGTGCTGCGCACAAGAGTGCGAAAGCGAGCTAACCATCGAGGTCTCGTTTTGCGGCATGACGGTAAACGAGACGCTTGCGATTCCAGGAGTGTTGGCGCAGGGACAGGCCAACCTCCCAGACGGCTCGTACCTGATCCTGAGTGCGATGATTTCCTGCGGTCCTTGCGGCTGGTTTGTTGACATAGGCGTGTGCGCGTACTGCGACGCCACGCAACAGGCTGCGAGCGATGCGTTCTCTGGCACGGTGCTCTTCGATGACGACCCGACGCCGCCAAACAGCAACACCTACTGCCCAGAGCCAGGGCCAGTTAATCTCACGTGCTTCGGCGATCAGTTCGGGCTGCCGTGCCTGACAAACCCAGTAGCGAGCATCGCGTGAACATCGTCACTGCCACCGCCGGCCGTCCAGAGATTGCACAGGTTTGGTGCTGTGCGGTGTCGGCAACGCTCACCACGCCGCACGTGGCCACAGTGCTCTACGCCGGACCAATGCCGCAGTGCTCGTGCCAGACGCACCAGGTGCAGGGTGTCAGCCCGGTCATGGGCATGGTGCTGGATCGCTATGTCGGCGGGCCGGTTCGCATGTTCCTCGAGGAGGACATGCTGCCCGTACGGCCGTGGAGCGTGGACGATTACCCAGGCCGCCTGGTGGCTGCTCAGGGCAACCACCATGGGCAGCCATGGCCGGCGTTGACGATCAAGCGTGACGAAGGCGAGCCGGCCACCAGCATCGTGACGCAGCGGTTTGTGCGGGACGGTGGCTGCCCGGATTGGCTGCCAGCCGAGTTGTGCGAGCCTGCCCTGCGGGCCAACGCCAAGGTGCTCGGCCAGCACTTCGTGCACCTGGACAAGATGTACCGTCCCGATGTGCCCGAGGCTGCTGCCAAGAACGAGCTGCTCGAGCTGCTGCGGCAGCGATACGCCGACGCTCAGCCTGCCAAGCTCGGCCTGGGCGACATGGTCGCGGCCGGGCTGGCCGCGGTCGGCATCACCAAGGAGCGTGTGAGTAAGGCACTAGGCCGGCCGTGCGGCTGCGGCAAGCGTCAGGAGGCGCTGAACAAGCTCGGCAAGCGGCTCGGGATTGGTTGACACGCCTGCGACGCTGACGGCGAGAGGACGCGCCGATGCCCGAGGACCATCACGTCACGATCGACGGCAAGCGGTGGCTGTTGCGTTTCACCAAGCTGACAGGTGAGGCGGCCGGCTGGACGTACTTTGACAACGCCAAGCGGCCCCGCATCCTCATCGACGAAACCCTGCGAGGCGGCACGCGGCTAGAGACGATCGTCCACGAACTGCTGCACGCATGCCTCGGGCCGACCATCAGTGAAGAGGCTGTGACCGAAGCGGCCAAGGTCATCCGCCGCACGCTGGTTGCTCTGAACTATCGCGAGGTGCCGGGTGACTAAGGCACGCGACGTCATCGAGCAGATCATGGGTGATTTACCGCGGGCCAATCGCGGCCGGTGGTTTGAGCGTGGCACGCCGCAGCAGCTCGAGCTCATCCGCCAGGTATCCGAGGCGTGGCGTAGCGGCCGGCTTCCACAGGTCGGGCGTCGCGTGGCCCCTGCCGTACATAAGCGGTTCATCGAGGCCGGCATCCAAGTCAGCGTCTACGGAGTCCGCGAATGGCTAGGAAACCTGTTGCGACAGACCTCGTGAGTGAGCTGGCCGCGGAGGCTGCAGCTGGTGAGCAGCTGCGGGCCGATGCCGAGCTGGCCAGGCTGCGGGCCGAGGTGGCCGGCCTGCGTGGGCGCTACAAGGCGGCCCTGGCCCAGATCGACCGCGAGCGGGAGCGGGCCGACGCACTCATTGGGCTGCAGGGGATCGAGCCGGTCAGGCCATCAACCAAATCCGTAAAGGGCCAGAAGCACGCCGCCACCATGGTCGTGCTCATCTCTGACGTCCACTGCGAAGAGACCGTGCGTCCTGAGACCGTCAACGGGCTTAACTCCTATGACCTTGACGTATGTCAAGCCAGGCTGGACGAGTTGCAGGAGCGGTTCTTCGCTCTGCTCGAGCATGAGCGGCAGCTGACCCGCATCGACCGGGTCGTGGTCTGGCTCGGTGGCGACCTCATCAGCGGCATGATCCACCCGGAGCTGGCCGAGGAGAACAGCCTGCACCCGCTGGCTGCGATTCGCTGGGTCGGCTCCCGGCTGCAAGGGTTTCTGGATGCCGTGAGCGAGAACGCCAAGAGCGTGCTGGTGGCGACGAGCTGCGGCAACCACGGGCGGACGACCGAGAAGCTCAGAACCAACGAGGCCGATACGTCCTACGAGCACCACCTGTATCTGACAATGGCCGCCGCTGAGCGCCGCAAGAACGTGGCGTGGCAGATCGGCGAAGGTCATCTCAACTACGTGAGCCTGGACGGGTTCAAGATTCGTTTCTGCCACGGGCATGCCGTCCGCTACCAGGGCGGCATCGGCGGTATTCATGTGCCGCTCAACAAGGCGATTGCCGCGTGGGATGCCACCGAGCGTGCGGATCTGACCTGCCTCGGTCACTGGCATCAGTTCTCGTGGTCTCGCTCTGGTCGCTACGTCAGCAACGGCAGCGTGATTGGACACAGCGCATACGCTGTGCGAATCAAGGCCACCTGCGAGCCACCGTGTCAGGCCGCGTTCATCGTGGACCACGGGCGGAACGAGGTCACCAAGGCTTACCCGTTGTTCTGTGATCGTGACTTGAGAAAGGCGAAGCGATGACGTTGACGCTGGAGCAGTCGGTAGAGGCGATGCGGCGAGCGGTCGAGCAGCGGATGGCAGCGACCGCGGCGGACGACCCGAAGCTCATCGGGTACAAGATCGACCAGGGCGATCCCGAGCCCGAGTCGTGCTGCGAGGGCGTGCGGTTTCGCGGGGATGCGTTGCTCGGCAGGGGACGGCACCCGAGCAGCACTGCGTTCCTGTCTCTGCTTGACGAGATGCAGCGGCTGCATGAATCCAAGAGTGCTGACTACGGCAGCGAGGATGACCCGCTCGCGAACATCCGGCAGGGGGCCGACTTCGTGAACATTGAGCCCTGGCGTGGCTGCATGGTGCGGATCGCGGACAAGGTGCAGCGGCTGCGCACGTACTGCCGCACGGGCCGCCTGGTCCACGAGGGCGTGCGAGATACGCTGCTTGACCTCTCAGCCTATAGCCTGCTGGCTATCGTCCTGTTTGATGAGGGCCAGCGTGGAACGTGAGCCTCTCAGCCCCGAGTACCTCGAGGACTGCCGCCGCCGAGCCAATCGGTACATGGGCCAGTGGACGGGCACCAGCGGGGCCCTGGCCGCAGACGTCGTGCGGCTGCTCTGGGAGGTCGAGCGACTGAAGGTCGAGGCGTCCTACCGTGAGAACCGGCGGATGCCAGCGCTGGAGCCTATACCAGACTGAGCCGGGCGGCGGGTTGAGGCGGTGCAGGGTTCGTCCTTTCCCCCGCGCTGCCTCCCCGCTTGCCAGGCCCTGTTTCATGCTGCCGGCCGCTCAGGTGGTGCGCCTATGACGTCTGCGCCGGATTGCGAGTCCGGGGTTGGGGGGGGGCTTTGGTGGGCTTGGTCTAGCCGTGGCAGCAACTGGTGAGCCTTCGGTCCACGCTCTGCTACCCGTGGGTCTAAGTACCACCGTCTGGTCACGCTTGGGTTCGCATGCCCCGCAAACGCCACAGGATCGCCTCCAGCGGCCGCAAGGTGGCTGATGGCAGTCCGACGCACTTGGTGGAAGGCCAGCCGTTTACCGGCAAGCCCGGCTCGTCGCAGCAGGGTTTTGATTCTGCCGTACAGGGCGGTGAGGTGACCCTGCCACGGGATCAGCATCTGGTGACCGTAGGCGGACAGCTTGTCGAGCCTATCGCACAGCTCGGGCGACAGCTCGTAGACACGCCCGACGCGGCCCCCCTTGCGGCTCTCTGGCTGCACTGTGACCGTTGGCCGGCGGTACTCGCCAACCGGCACGGCGAGCAGGGCACCGATCCGCTCGCCGGTCTCCCAGCAGAGCCCAAGCAGCACGGGCCAAAACTCGTGGCTTGGCACGTTGCCGATCGGCCAGGACGTGGGCCGGCTGGCCTGCACCCACAGCGCCTGCATCTGCTCGGCCGACCATGAAGTCGGCACCTTCTGCGGCAGCACGCCCGGCGGACAGGTCGGCATCCGCTCAATGCCAGGCACTCGACGCTCCCACGCCAGGCGGGCCAAGGCGAGCAACTGGCTTCGCTCCTTCTCGACGGTATACGGGCTGTGCGTCTCAGCCCGGTGCTCGAGGAATCTACTCAGCACGAGCTCGTCAAGGTGCTCAATGCCGCCCTCCTCGGCGATGCCTTCAGCCTTCAGCCACTGGTCAAACTGGCGGAACAGGTTGTCGTAGAGGGCGACGGTCTTGGGCGACCGCCCGCGAAGCCGCAGCGGGCGGTAGGTCGTTCGAAAGAAATCTCGGAGAGTCATGGCGTGTTCCTTGGTTGTAGGTCACGCCTCCTTGCGATGCTGTGTCCTTGACGTTTCGGGCCACCTCTGCCGGTCGTGACGATTGTCCGCCGCACGGTTGGTTGCCTCACCCAATCGCGTAGTGGACTCCTGTCCCCGCCATTAGAGGGTTTTGCCCGGCCGCCTATCTCAACCCTACAGGGCTGGGGGGCGGCTGGGCAACCGTTGTCAGGCCCGATACAACAGGGGGCATGCAAGTGGCCGTAAAACTGCCGCCAAAGCAAAGCCTGTGCGGGACCGCTGAGGCCGCCGACATCTACGGGTGCTCCGAGGCACACATCCGGCGGATGGCCCTCCGGGAAGAGATCTGGTCGCAGCGCATCAGCGACCGCTCGTACGTCTACGACGCCAACGAGATCCGCCGCCTGGCCGAAGAACGGCAAGAACTGCGGCTGGCTGGCAAGCTACGCGGCCGTCGGCCGGCCAGCCAGAAATCGGCCTAAAGATCCATGGTTTTCCTCGCCGAATACTGGGGTTGACAAAAGGCGAGATAACTCGCCAAAGTACGCCACGCATCGTCATGGAGGACGAAGGCATGAGCATGGAGCTGTGGATCGAGCTGGTCATCATCGTGCTGCGAGTGTTCGCCGCTGGTGCTGCTGGCTAAAAGGTGAGATACCCCAACAAAGCATGGAGGGCTGAGATGGAAAGCAGCGATCCCCACTACCGCGAGGCCGCCGCAGCCGAGGCTGCGATGGCCGAGTTCTACAGCTGCGTCTGGAAGCCGAAGCCCGGCGAGCGTGTCCGCTGCCCCAAGGCGTTTGGCGGCGGCTACCAGGAGGGCACGGTGTTTGGACCGCACAAGGACGGCTGGCTGGTGGACACGCCCGAGGGGCGGCTGGCCCTGTTCACCGAGGAGCTCGAGCGGATCTGACCGCACAAGGAGTCCCGGCGGAGCCGGGCTGGCAAGGACGCACGGTGCCGCTGATCGCAGGACGGGTGACGCGGCTTTCACACCAAGGACGCAGGACGAAAGGACACGACCGATGAGCACGGAGCTCACCACAACCACGACGCCCGCGAGGGGGCTGGCCCTCGCCTCGTTTGATGACGCATTCCGGTTCGCCAAGATGGTCGCGGCCAGCGACTTCGCCCCCAAGGACTTCCGCGGCAAGCCCGAGTCGTGCCTGCTGGCCATCCAGCACGGCAGCGAAATCGGCCTGAGCCCGATGCAGGCGCTGCAGAACATCGCCTGCATCAACGGCCGGCCGGCGATCTGGGGCGACGCCGCCCTGGCCGTGGCCATGGCGAGCTCGGTCTGCGAGTACGTCCGCGAGTATGTCGAGGGCGACGGCGACGCCATGGTGGCCGTCTGCGAGGCCAAGCGGCGTGGCTACGAGAAGCCGACCGTGGCCCGGTTCAGCATGGCCGACGCCAAGCGGGCCGGCCTGGCCGGCAAGCAGGGCCCGTGGACCCAGTACCCGCGGCGGATGCTGCAGCTGCGTGCCCGCGGCTTCGCGCTCAGGGACGCCTTTCCCGACGTCCTCAAGGGGCTGGTGACGGCAGAGGAGGCCCAGGACTACCCGACGCCCCCGCAGGCCGCAGAGCCGGTCGTGGTGCGTCAGGCGACGCCTGAGCCGGCCGAGGAGCGGGCTGACCCGTACGCCGTCGCGCAGGCGTCCATCGAGGCCGAGCGTGACATCAAGAAGCTCGACGCCATGCGGGCCCGCATCGACAAGCGGCTCAAGGACGGCACGTTCACCGCGTTCCAGGCCGACGCGCTGCTCGACGCGATCCACGCACGGGTCGAGTTCCTCGAGGCCGAGAGCGAGGTGGCCAGTGCGTAGACGTCACCCACTCAACGACGAGCCTCTCACATTCACCTACCGCGACATCGCCGAACTGCTGGATCACGCTGGCTACGTCAGATTTGCCAAGCACGTGCGACAGCTGGGCGAAAACCAGCGAGACGCCAACCAGGTGGCCAGTGAGTGGCGCGAGAAGTACACGGCGCTTCTGGCAAGGCTGCACGTCTACGAGCCGCCGGCCGAGCCGGTCTACGACCGCAACGGCAAGCCCGGACCCATGAGCGACGGATAGGAGACCTTCCGGCCCACCATGGCCGCAGCGGCTGCACTTCCGGCCGCATTGGTCGTTCCGCGGGAGTATCGAACAGACCACCGCAGCCGCAGCCTCTGCCTCCGTTGGGGTGATGCGACCGCCGGCCCGGCGTAACAGGGCCAATACACGGACGACAGAGGACGCCAAGGATGAGCGACTACTACAGCACCGCGGTTGACGAGCTGCCGCTCTTCCGCCGCAGCGATCCAGAGACGAGCAAGGCCGCAGGCCGCGCCGCACGCGAGACCGGCCTGGTCGGCCGGCACGAGCGGCTGATCCTCGAGGCGCTGGCAGCTGGGCCTGGCACCAAGGACGAGATCGCCGGCCGCACTGGCGAGCTCAGCGAGCAGCAGGTGGCCCGCAGGATGCACGGGCTGCACCGGGCCGGGCTTGTGCAGCCGACCGGTGAGACCAGGCCGTCACGGAGCGGACGGCCGGAGCGAGTGTGGAGGAAGGCGTGAGCCCGCACCATCACAACGCGTGGGGGGCTTTGACCGCGGTGCTGGTCAAGCGTGGTGTGATCGAAGAGACGGGCCGGCTCGGCAAGTCGCGAGACCCGCGGAGCCACGCGAGAAGGCAGCCGGTGTGGAGGGTGGTTGCGGAATCTTGCTTGACGAGTGTGCCACGGTAGCGGCTGGTTCCAAACACGCAGGGAGGCAACACATGCCACAGGTTTTCGATGACATTCTGGTCGATGCCGAGTTTGCTTCGCTGATCCCGCCGCTGAGTGCGGAGGAACGGCAGCAGCTCGAAGAGAACATCGTCGAACACGGCGGCGCACGCGATCCGCTGGTGGCATGGGCCGCGAAGGGCAGGCTCACGCTGCTTGATGGGCACAACCGTTACGAGATTTGTACGCGGCTGGATTTGCCGTTTGAGATTCACGAGAGGCGGTTCGATTCAAGAGAAGCCGCTCGCATCTGGATTCGTAACAACCAAGCCGGCAGAAGGAATCTTCCAGCGGCGTGGCGGATTGAGCTTGAGCTTGGAAACAAGGAAGACCGGCTTGCTATCGGGAAAAGCAAGAAGGGCCATGGGAAAACAGCGCCTGGAAAGACGCTTATGTCACAAGGTGACACAAGCGTTTCCGAGCCTCACAGCACTCGCAAAGAAATAGCCAAGGCAGCGAACACTTCTGTCGGCCAGGTAGCGATGGCCGAACAAGTGCGAGAGAAGCGGCCCGACCTTTGGGAGCAGTGCAAGCATGAAGAAGTGGGCATCTCCACTGCCTACAAGCAAATCCGAAAGGACCAAAAAAAGGCCGAACGCGCAAAGGCTATCGAGGCGCAGCGTGAGGACATAGCGACCGGCAAGGTCCAGCTTCCAGCAGGCGTATTCGAGGTTGTTGTTATGGACCCGCCGTGGGCATACGGCCGGGAGTACGACCCGGACGGCAGCCGCGTTGCGAATCCTTATCCCGAGATGAGCCAGCAGGAACTACTTGCAATGGAGCCGCCTTTTGCAAGCGACTGCGTGCTGTTCCTGTGGACGACTCATCAGTTTTTTTGGGATGCCGGCGAACTGATGCGGCACTGGGGATTCACATACAAGGCAACGCTTGTTTGGGACAAGGAAAAGATTGGCATGGGGGCCTGGCTGCGCATGCAGTGTGAGTTCTGCCTTGTCGGAATCAGGGGAAAGCCAACTTGGAACAACACAAAGCATCGAGACATCTTGCGTGAAGCCAGGCGTGAGCACTCTCGCAAGCCCGAATCTTTTTACGAGATGGTTCAGGACATAACCGTCGGCCGGCGGCTGGATTTCTTTAGCCGGCAGCAACGCCCAGGATGGGAAACATTCGGTAACGACCGTGAGAAGTTTTGAAGTAGCACTGCGCAAGGGCGCAATCGGAGAGGAGATAGTAAGGCCGTACTTAGAGGCCAAGGGTTATGTCGTCTGCCGCCCTGTAACAGAAGGCGCACATGCTTTTGATGGACTGGCTATCCGCAACAAAAAGCACTGCATCGCCTACGACGTGAAGGCGAAAGCACGCATGAACAAGTGGCCGGCAACGGGGGTGAACGTATCTCACTTCGTTACATACTGGGAGTTCAGCCAGAACCACAACATGCCTTTCTGGCTCTTTTTTGTTGACGAAATGCTCGGCCAAATCTACGGGAACGAAATATCAAAACTTGAGGAGCATCGCCACGTCGACGGTGTTGATTACCCGTTCGTTCTCAACACGCGAAGCGACCAGGTTCGGATCTGGCCGCTAGAGGCAATGGTGAAGATTTCCGCGTTGAGCGATGAGCAAAAGGCCGCTCTTGCGGCCTGCAATCAGCGGACGCATGAGGCTCCGTCGACGGCAACTATTGTGCTGCAAAGTCTGAACATCGATGGTGGACACGCCTGGGGGAGCTTCTGATGGCCGGTGAATGGATTCCCATTGACTGCAACCTCGGCACAAAGCCCGAGGTGCTCGAGGTGG